TTTTTAACGTATCTAAGCCACTTTTGTGGTGAAGTTGTATATTGTGTTGGGGTAAGTCATGCTGTCCGTAAATTGCCTTAAAATCGTTTGGAAGGTATTTTATGGCTTCCGAAATTAAATACGGGCTGGGTTTCCAATGATGGAACACGTCTCCGGCACACAGGACAGGACATTGATATTTTTCCTGTAATTTTTTAATAAAATTAACCTTAATCCATTGAGCTTTCCAAAAATCATCAGTTCGGCAGATAGGAGCATCCTCGCGTAGGTGCAAATCGCTTGTTAAAATCCTATCAGGTCGTATATGTTTTGTACGTTCCATCACTTGGTGACTTTTTGATTACATAATGGACAAACCTCTGGGAATTTATCTTTAAACTTTTGTTCAAGGCCTTTCGCATGGGCGGTGCTGTTTACGATCTCACTATCTATACTTTCAATACCTCTCTTTAACTTGCACAGCATATCAATATCCTCTTGCAGTTGTTCTTTTTCTTTTGCCATGCTTAGTAGAGAACCAACCTGCTCTTCAAATTTAAGTACCTCACTTTGCTTCTCAATTTCTTCCTCCAGCTTTTGTATTTCTTCGACCAAGTCATCTAGTTGTTTTATTGAGTTACTGTGGTGAATAATATCAATGTGCATCCTTTCCAATATTTCAACCTGCACCTCAAATTTATCCAACTGTTCAAACTCTTGTAACTGTTTTTTAAGTTCTTCTGCACGTTCCTGATCTGACTTAATACTTACCTGTAGATTGTGAATCCAACGCTTCACATTCGTTATACCTACGTCTAATTTATCCAAATGTGCGATGCGGTTGAAGTGAGAGGCGACTTCACCGGCGGTGTTTCTTAACAGGAAAAAATCATCTGCCTGCCGTTTAAAATTAATATTGTCAATATTTAAAATTTGAGAAACCTCTGGAGGAACCTCCGTTTTGAATGCTTTGAGCGCTGTGGCGTTCACCGTGTACTCATTTTTTGATGTGCTTTTTATGCGGCTAATCTTTGTATCATCTATTTTCATTTCTGCCTTCATCTCTCCTCCCCAAAACGAGAGATAATCATCCCCCATTGGGCGGTTTCGTATTATCCAATACAGCGTGTTCATAATAGCACTTTTACCAGCGTCTGATAAACCTACAATCACATTCACCCCAGGGTGAAATTCAAGCCCGGTGTTTTTATGACTTTGACAGTTTTGTATAGATAAATTTTGCAGCATTATAATTTGAAAATGTTAGAATAATTTTTAGCGACATCGTATATAGCCAAAGCATCTGCAATGGCTTCATCTTTGTATTTTTTGCCTGTCCAAGGTACTCGATAATATTCATTAATACAATCAATGGTAGCTTGTTTAGTCATAGAACGCTGCCCTGACAGGCATTTCTTAGCATCAGCCTCCGAGTACCATTCTATTGCTATGCCAAGTGAATCGGAAAGCGTTTGCATTACTGCTGTCACTCCTCCTATCATTGCGGCGGCGGAAGCATTTTGGCTGCCATGCGGAAGTTCGCTAAGAATGTAATTCACGTTATACCGGCGTATTATCTCTAACAGCGTTTTATTTATTTCAGATATACGACGCACGGTATCATCTCCTTTACGAATCCTTCGTTTTTTCTGCTCAGGCTCGGTCTTAATACACCCTGCCTCGAATATTTGTCCTTCGGTATCAAGAACAGCATACCCCCACGCCCTGAAGCTAGGGTCATTTGTTAGTATTGTTAGTTCCATTTTTATTAATTAAATTGTCATTTATGTATTGTTTTGCGGACGTGAGTGCATTTACAGCGGTAGCAAACTCAAGAGCAGCATTACGTAGTATCGTCTTCATATCGTTAGAGTATATAATAGCTTTAAATACTTTACCACTTTGAAATATCTTAACCACATAACCTTTATGTTGATACAATCGACTGAAACTGGACATACCTACATTCATGCCTTTTGAGGAAGTCACTGAGGTTGAACTACTAGTCAATTGTATTAGTTTTCTAAGCCGGCTTGAAAGATTACTTATTTTAACAAATGCTACAATAAGCGTTCCGAAAAGAATAATATGTACGAGATCAATTTTAATCATCTTATTTTGGTTTTACGATTACTTTTAAATTTATCTTCAATGTACTCCCAACAATTAATCACCTCTTCTCGTAATTGCTGTTCTAATTTGTCTTGTTCTATTAGTCTAATAGCGTCCTCCATTTTGTTTGACAAGCTCTTACCGCCAATAGTATAAGTGGAATTTCTATTGTGCGTTTTTACATATTGCAGGTTCTGACGTATGTCATCTATGCCGTAATCAAATAGTATGGTTAGAGGAGCTGTCCGGAAGGGAACCCATGTTGAATTCTTTACTATTTCCGCTCCAATCTCCACTCCTACGACTCTTTTTATTTCTGTGCCTTTGAAGGTTTTTTCCTTGACTAGTTTTTTATGAATTGAAGTACGAATGCGCAGGCTTGGATAATGCCTCAATGCTCTTCCACCTGTGCTGTCGAATTTCGCACCAAATGTCACGCCAATGTTTTCTCTGATCTGGTTACTACAAACCATCAGGTAATTTTTGTTAGCCAGCACACGGCAGGTTTTACGCAATTCCTGACTGAATTCTTTTGCACGGCGTCCTCCGTATTTATCACCCTCTTCGTTGGACATTTCCAAGTCAGTTGATAATGCCGCTAGAGAGTCCGCGAATATACCATGTATTTTGCCTGCAGGCTTAGGTCTCCAATCCCGCACAGCCTTGAAAACTTCCGGTATATAATCCGGCCTGGTATAGTTTGTTTTATCAGCGTCAAAACCGAATATCTTTGCGAACTGTTTGTCCAACCTCCCTTCCGGATCACCAAACATAACCTGCCCTTCTTGGCGTTGAACGGCTCCTGCCATTTCACATATTAAAACGGATTTACCTGAGGATTCAGGTCCAAATATTTCTACCAGTATGCCTCCGACGATGCCTCCTCCGCGCACACGTCCTCCACTGATTGCTAAATCTAAAAGGGTGGAGCCTGTGCTGATTATAGCTTCTGTGGTGCCATCAAATGTTGGTTGGTGAGTGATGGGTTTCCCAACCTTGCGTTTTATCTGTCCGCTTAATTTAACTGCCTTAGTTCTTTTCATTCGTAACTGCTTCTATTATTCTATTCATGTATTGTGGATCAATCTTTCTCAATTCGTGTTTTAACTCCTTAATAAACTTGTCCTTGGTGTAATAACGTGTCTTACGTGATAGCCATTCATTAGTAATGCGTAGGCAAATCTGCTTAACTAAATCCTCCTCCGAATCAGTCATGCGCTTCTCTTCTATCCAATCCTCGACCCTATCACGTATTATCCTTGATTTGGACAAACCTTTCGCCAGAACGTAAAGGTTAAGGTATTGGTACAGCTTTTTAGGAAAGGCTGCACCAACTACCACGTCATTGTTTGCGCCACGCTTATATTTCTTTTCAAGTATTGGCATTTATTTATTAAGTCTTTGATTTTCCTCGTCACATTCATTCCAAAGGTCACATTCCTCACATTTTTTATCAGTGTCCCAATCTTCCCCAAATTTGAATCCGTGTGGGCATTTATTTTTTTCAGCCTTATCACCACCACGCCGGCGACGTCTTTTCGGTTCATCCTCTTTTGTTTCTTCAGTGGGTGATGGCTCATCCTCTTTTGTTTCTTCTTTTCTTGTGCGTGATTTTCTGCTTGTTCGTTTAGGTGCAGGTTCCTCCTCCTCTTCAATTTCAGTAACCTCTTTTTCAGGCTCGTCATCATCACCAAAGAATTTATCTTCAATCTTTTTATAGTCCAAGACATTTAATACTTCATCCAGGTTAGGTACTTCATCCAGTATATCCTCCTCGTATGCTTCACGGTCGTTGAATCTAATGTCACGTGCTTTCGGAAATACTATTCCTGTGCCTGTCTTTTCCCATTTCCATTTTATTCTTAAAGTTTTGCCCTCTTCCAAGTCCGGGAATATTTCATTATCAGGGTCGATGCCCAGTTCTTCGTCAATTATATCTTGCAGGCAAAAATCGCTCATGTCAAATATATGAGGTACTTCATCCGTCTCTTTGCCACCTAGTGGAATGACGATGAATAGTGTTCTGGGTTTTGGTTTTAAGTCTTTAATATCATCCCAATTGACTTTTTCAGCCTGCTGTTTGCGAAAATACTCACAAATTGGACAAGGCTTACCTATTGAGGTTGGGCAGATAATAGCCTCACTGCCTGATTCTTTTGGTATGCGATGAATTTTAAACGGACGTCTGTACCACAAGTTACCATCCACGGCCACGTTACGTTCATCATCGCGGTCAGGATGTTTTGTGTCGGTTACTTCGTATGGTAGAAAATCATAGACCCCAACTTTTGTATCTTCTTCAATGGAGAAGATTTTAACATCTTTTGGCAGGTTGAGATATCCATAAGCGGATGCCTTCTTCTCACGTTGTTTTGCGTTGAAAGCTACAGTGCCTCTAAAGTGGCTTTTTCTTTTTTTTGTCATTTTCTTTATGTTTTTGATTATTTAAAAATTTTTCAATAGCGTGTATCCATGCCGCAGCATGAATTCTGCTCAATATATATACTAAAATACAGATTCCTATGAAATAAAGTGTGTATTTTATTATCATTTTCTGCGTGTTCTTTTATTAATTTTGTCTGAGATTTTGGCATTAGTACGTGCCTTCCTTTTTTCATACTCTTTACTCAAATCTCTTGGCGTGCTTGGCCCTGCAAAGTACTGCTGGCCGTGCAACCGTGTTAAATTATCAAGTTGTTTATCACGTGATGTTACGGCCTTTACGGCTCCTTTTGCTACGTTGTATTCGAATTTAGCATCAATATAGTCATGGTATATACGCTTATACTGCTTATTGCTAATAATAGTATTGGTAATAACAGCTTCAGTTAATTTGACTGTTATGTCAAACTTTTCCGGATTTTCTCTAATGTGTTTATCAAGTTCAGATTTTACTAAATCCAGTTCCGTTTTTTTTAGGTCAAATTCTTTTTCTTTTTCTGCCTCGTTCCTGCAATATTTGAGCATCAATGTTGGCTGTTCCAAGCATTCTATATCCAGGTCATCGCTGGATATTTTTACGTCTTGTTCATAATTTAATTCTTCCATTATTTTTGTTTAAGTTTTTAAAATTGAGTAACATGCATATACCAAACCAGGAAATCCTACGTTGTATAATGGTTCGTACAGCTCTTCGATTATTTTAGCGGCTATATCGTTTTCTCCATTTAAAAGCATGGTTTGGCTGTAGGCTAATATATGCCTGCGTATGGTTTCCGGTTCCTGATTTTTCAACCCTTTAAGAATATCAGCGACCTTCCCCCAACTAACTCCGGGTGATGTTAATGCCCGACATAATTTTATGCTTTCACTTTGCTGCTCGCTACTTTGACGAGCCATGGTTAATTGTTTTTCTTCATCCACACACAACACCTGTTCCAATACGTTTAAAGCATTGCGTGGGAGACCAAAGCTATCATTAATTATTTGTTCATACACCTCGTCAGCAATACTCTCTCCTTCCGCTTTAACTACTCCACGCAACAAACCTTTCATTTGTCTTTCATTCAGTGGCTCAACTTGAAACTGCTGACAACGTCCTTTAATGGTGGATAATAACTTTTGTGGCTCCGTGGTACATAAGATAAAGTAAGCATGCGGAGGAGTGTCTTCCAGTATTTTCAAAAGTGCATTTTGAGCGTCATTAGTCATCTTATGACATTCATCAATTATCCACACACGGCATTTGCTTTGCATTGGAACGTACCTGCTATTGCGTCTGATTTCACGCACGGTGTCGATGCCGCGAAAATCTGCACTATCCACCTCACATAAATCCTGCCCCTCACACTGTAACATACTAGCAACGATCCTGCCGAGTGTGGTTTTACCACATCCAGTAGGCCCGTAGAATAGGAATGCGTGAGGGCAGGACTCTTTTGTTAACATACTCTGCAATGTACTGACTACCCCGGTATTACCACGAACTTCTTCAAGTGTTTTTGGTCTGTATTTCAAATAAAGGCTCATTTACTTAGTGTTTATAATATATATTATACAAAAATTTTTTCAAATCGTAAAATTTTTCTTTTCCGCCCAACTCCCATCCACTGGACAAAGTTCCATTTTAACATCCAACGGCACATTTATCCAACTCCATGCCCTGGTTAAATCCTCACATGTCACTTGCTTAACAACCTTTGCCACTCTGTTAAGTTCACTCGGGCTTACATCCAGCACAATATCATCGTGAATTTGCCCAATTAGTTTAGTATCCCAACGCTCGTGGCGCATAATCTGATCCAACCTATTAAACGACCACAATAAACAATGGAATGCCGTGCCTTGCACAGGGTAGTTAATGCAGTCGTTCCTTTCCATAACACCACTGCACCTAAATCCTGTAAACATATCAATATAACCGTGTCGTTTATAACCCTCCCACCAGCGATCCTTCCATTTTTGGTATTCCTTAAAACGATTGTTCCAAAAATCATCTTCTATATTTTTAACATGGCTTAAAAACCCTGTTGCCTTTCTTCTCCCTGTTTTAGCATCCACGTACTCTCTGCCAAATTCTCTAATCCCTTTTGATATTAAATGCTCTGATAAAGTCATTTCACCTAGTTCAAGGCCTTGTCCTGCTTCCCATTTCCCTTGTGGCAGTTCCCCCCATTTACAGGCGAGATTGTGAGCACAACTTTTATAATAACTACCATAAAATTGAGGGAAGACAAAACCATTTTTTGCAGCTTGACGGAGTTCATCGTGGACAGCGTCATCATACTTGGCAATGGAGAATATTTGCTGAGCCATGTCACGGTGCATGTCACTGGCAGGATTGTTAATATAACGCAACATAACAGGGTCTTTGTGATAACAAGCAGCAATGCGTACCTCCAACCCGCTGTAATCAACATCCAATAGTTGATGGCCAGGACGGGGAAATAAAGCCCCTCGACAACTTTGCATCGATTCTTCATCCCGTTTAGGAATGTTTTGGAAATTTGGGTTGGATGAACTTGAACGAAAAGTGCGTGCTATATTAAGATTGAATGAAGGGTGAATTCGATTGTTTACGGCCTCACGTTCAAACGATTCCAAATATGTATCCCTGACTTTTTTTAATTTGCGGATTTGTAGTAAATTATCAAGCTCGGGTAGGTTCAGTTGAGTGAGCCCTTCCTCATCAGTTGCCCCTTGTTCATTGCGAGTGTATTTAGCTGGTGTAATTTTCTTCACATTGTATAAGAAATGGGCAAGTTGCGGGTTAGAACCTATATTAGGTTCGTGTTGGCGGGAATGTTTCCAATGCTGGTAGAATTTGGTATGCTTAAATTCCTGCTCCAGTGATTCGATTTTTTTTGAAAGCCTTGTTTTCTCCTTAGCAATATAATCCATGTTTACGTGAATGCCGGCTTGCTCCGCTCGTGCGAATGCCAGTGTCCCTTCATGTAATAGACGGTATGCTTGTTTTGTGCGTGGGTTAATGTTCATAGAAGGAATAGGTTTATTCATTTTATTCGGTTTTGATAATTTCCATTTGTTTTTTTGCAAGTCTGTATTCATACACAGCGTCTAAGGCGCAATAATGTAAGAGTTTTTCCTCTCCATTAGGTTTCTTTAACAACTCATGGATTCTATTCATCTCATTGCCTCCTTTCCTTTTTGCTCTTAAATACGTACTGATTTCACTGGCATAATCCACTATACCAAAATTCACGTAGGTTTGAAATTTTAACCCTGTAATGCCAGGTCGGTTGTCCAATACATGAGCAGCAAGCATACTGTCCCATATCCAGTTCTCGACAGGTTGTTTCAGCCTGTTTACGCTCCACAATTCTTCAAACTTAATATTGTGTGCCATTTTGCAGATGCCGGGGTTTTTTAACAATTTTAACAACGGTTGTAACTGACCTCTCGTTTTAGGTAACATAAATGTATAACACTCAGTGGTACTAAATGCTATTGCTGCACAAATTATCCGATGTCTTGGTGCATGAGGTTTTAAGCCTGTAGTTTCATAATCAATCGCTATGGTTGTATCCGCCACACCGTCCCATTTATCAAGTAATGTTAAATCATCAATAATCTCAATCCTTGGTTCTGCATATTCAGGAAGGGGTTTGTTGACAATGTCAAAAAATCTTTCCAAATCCTGTTCCCATACAGTCCTTACCTCCTGCTCACCTCGTTCAACATAGCTAGGATGGAACGTGGGGCAAACCCAGCAATTGAAATCTCTGTCAGGTATTGTCCAGCCTCGCCATTTAGTTACTCCTCCTAAATCTTCTTTCCAACGGTACCCGATCAAACTGTTAATGGCAGCTCCACCCAATAGTATAATCATTCGTGGTTTGTACCGCTCAATTATTTGCAAGATGTAATGACGACAGGCAGCGATTTCTTTATTTGCAGGCGAGCGATTATTACCTTTTTCATCCATCGGTCGACAATTAACAGAATTTATATTAAGACAATCCTCAAACAAATCTATGTCGAGTTTTTTATAAGTTTGCTGTAAAACCTTCCCCGTCTTCCCTTGCCATTGCTTACCGTGAGCGTCTTCAACCTCGCCAGGTGCTTCGCCGATGTTGAGTATCTTTTTACGAAATCTGCCATACGGTTTCATCTTCGGTGTTTTCACCCTGCCAGCCATCCCGCATGAGGCGCAGGTATGCACTGTACCACTTGGACGGGTCTTGGACTCAGTTTCTTTTCTTGTAAAAAATCCTTCCATTAATCTTTCATTCCTAATAAAGCGGTTACGTACTGCCAATTCTCACCCTCGAATTTTAATCGGTCTTCACAAAGAAGGCAAACATTGGTTTCAGATAAAATATCTTCTAAAAGGTATGGGATGATTGTAAATGAAATAGGTTCCTCGTCGTATCTTATATTCATCTCCTCTTCAAACCGTCCCGATTCTGACTCTGCTTGAATCTTCATTCTCTTATCTTGCAAGGTTATCACGACATTTTCATCCAAAAGATGGTCTCTTTTTGAAAATACTCTGGCCTTTTCCAAAACACCATCGGTCGATTTGGGAAGGGTTAACTCAATTCCACCTTCCATTTTTAAGTATTGCTCTACCTTAACAAATTCTTCATCGTAGACTCGACAAGATATTATTGTATTGTCCTTTGTTTGAAAGTGTACCCACCCCTGCCCTTGTGCTATTTTAATTGGATTGAGCTTGACCAGTTCAGCTGTGGAGGTTGCAGGAATAAGAAAAGTTATGGGAACGTTCTCTAATTCGTACCGTGCTATTCTTTGACTATCTGATGCTTCCACGTGCCCCTCTTTACTAACATGCACGCAGGTGAGAATTGGCCTGCTCATGTCAGGTGAACATACCCCCATTGTAAAGCGTAAAGCTTTGACGAAATCATTTGGTAAATCTTTCCATTTACCTACTTTGCCTATTTCCTCCAAAGGCAGTTTAATCTCATGTTGTAATTTCAGTCCTGCTTTCATGCGCCCGGACTTTATCAGAATTTCATTTTCTTCTAATAAAATCTCAACTTCCTCTTTTTTAATCTTGCTCAATAAACGATATAATTCATCTGCTTTAACCGCCCCTTTTATTGTTTCCAATTCCTTGACGGGATGGCTGATGCTGATCTCATCATTGTAAGTGATGATTTGCCCATCCATAAATGCAAATGATGTTGATTGCTCAATCAGCTCTTTATTTGCCAGTCCTGGTTGGACCTGCTCAAGAGCATTTTTTAATTTATTCGTGTTTATTTTCATAAATAATTTTTAATATTTCGGATTTGTAAATTAATTCTTTAAAATAATAACTAAATAGTCTTTTCCATGAGTTAAATTTATAACTTAACTCTCTCTCTCTACCTTTAACATTCATTACAGACATTCCTCCTGCTAAATATATTTTCATTTTTTTACCCCCTGTTTTTACATAGTCTGACAGTTGTTCCTGTTTTTCGATTGTATGATAATAACTAAGTAATCTCTCTCTCTCTCTTATGAACTAAGGTTAGGACCTTGCCCTGAGAACTTTCTAACATCCAAGTGGCCAGATATATTTTCATTTTTTTTGTTTTTATAATTCGCTCAAACACTTTATCACATTCCATAACTTTGTTGTTTATAAGAAAATAACTTAATAACCTGCGTTTTATTTTCTCTCTCTCTTCATTACCGGGAGCTGTTGCTGCCAAATATATTTTCATAATTTAAATCCTTTTGCCTTTCGAGTAAATGGCCATGGCCATTTAGGCATTGATTTTTCCAAATCCATAAAGTAAATAATGTTTAATTCGTCTCTTAATTGATATACGTTGGATACACCAGGTTCTTTAATCACTTCGAGTAACCGCTTCTGCTTTTTATCTTTTGGGAGTTTCTCCACCCACCGTTCATTATCTTTCAGGACGTGAGTTTGCGAAGTTCTTACAAATTCGGATTTTCCTAAATGATACCCTTTTTCCTTAATATATTTAAGTAATATTTTCTTTTCCATTGGATTTAGGGTTGAAACGTGTTTGCCTGCGTCTTTGGAAGCAGGACTACGCGAAGACACTGCTATCTTCCAAGAATTCTCATCGTACACCCATTTATTACCTCGGTATTGAGGAATATATACCGACCCTAATCTTCCGGTAATAACCCAACTTGTTGAATCTACTGAATACCACGGATAACGCAACATAAGAACCAGAGAAGTAAGCCCAAACCCATGTATTTTTATTTTAGGCATTCCATTCTCATTCACCAAGTATTTGGAAAATATTTGGTCTAACCAATATTTTAAATCTCGGGTAGAGATTGGAACCATCCCCCCAAGACCTATGTATTTATGACCTGTACCCATATATTTTTGCAACCATTTTTCATCTTCCCCATAATGAAATACTGGAAGGGGGGTGAGTCCGGTTTTTTCCATACGACGCTGGTTCTTCCAAGTAGCTTCTGCATTTCCAATCACATCCAAATTCGCATAAACTGAAATAATGTCTTCGTGCTCCTTTATAAAACTGATATAATCATTAATATTAATCTTTTCTCCTTGACTCCATGCGGAGAAAGCGCCAGAATCAAGAAATAGTTCTACTTTGTTCTTTATATTCATACTAAACCACTTTTTTTCCAATCCATTAATTATATGATAAAATGAGTGCAGCTTATTCCCATGTTTAAACAATAAACATAAATCTGGTTCTATATCAGGGTTCGAAACTGATGTTCATGCCAAATATATTTTCATTCTATTAATCTTAATAGTTCTTCACGGGCTTCCAGTTTTGTCATAAATACTCCTTTTAAACTTGATGTGACCATAGTAGATTGCTGCTTTGAAACCCCACGCATTCTCATACACATATGAGTCGCTTCAATAATACAAGCTGCTCCCAATGGTTTTAATTCCTCCATTATAACCTCTGTTACTTGCTGGCAAATACGTTCCTGTATTTGTAACCGGCGAGCAAATACATCCACTAATCTTGCAAGTTTTGAGATTCCTACTATTTTCTGATCTGGGATGTAGGCTACATGAGCTTTTCCAAAGAAGGGAAGCACATGATGCTCACACATCGAAAATAGTTCAATCCCTTTACATAGTATTATTTGGTCATAACAATCTTCATTCTTAAATGTTGTAAATACATCTTTAGGGCTTTGTGTGTACCCTGCAAATATTTCGTCCCAAGATCGCACAATACGATCTGGTGTTCCTTTTAATCCTTCCCGGTTTGAGTCTTCACCGATATATTGTAGTTGTCTGACAATATTCTGTTGAATATTCTCTTCCCTTTGAGGATGGTCTGTTTCCCATGGGAATACTAACCAATCCCTTGTATGTTCTGTTTGTTTATCAAATAGAGCATGGAAGACTTTGTCAGGATATTTTTCTCTGTAGATTTCTCGTGTGGCTCCAGAATCAACCAAATCATCCAGTATGATATTAGCTTTGTTTATATCATGAGTGGAATGAGCGTTTCGCAAAAATCCAGCAGCTATCATTCCCCCTTTTGGGATTCCATAGATAACACAAGCCTCTTTATCTTGATAAATACGTTTATCTATATGGGAAAGTCTTTCAAAGACTTCATCCCAAGTTATTATCCGTTTTTTCATATTTGATTGGGTCGTTAATGTTTATATTTTTAAATGCTTCCAATCTTTCCCTACAACTCCCACACTTTCCACAAGCAAAAGGTTGATCTTTATAACAAGTCCTTGTTAAATGGTAAGGAACAATAGGGGTTAAGGAATACCCTAATTTAAGAATGTCTGTTTTGTCATAACGAAGGAAAGGAGCAAGTAGTCTTATAGCATTCTCAGTTGCTAATCCAACAGAGTGATGCATAGAATGGATGTAATCTTCGCGACAGTCCGGATAGATGTGATGATCCCCTGCATGTACCCCTAATCCTATTACATCTGCTTTGATAGACTGGGCTAATCCCATCATAATTGATATAAAGATAGTATTTCTCCCAGGAACTACGGTCTTTTTCATTGATTGCTCTTCATAGTGTCCTTCAGGAATTTCACCACCATGGGATAAGAGATTAGACTTAAATGGTTGGAATACCTGTCTTAAATCAAATCCATAATGCTTTATTTCATGTCCCTTTTCCTTATAATAACGAAGTATATCTTCGACTGCCTTAAATTCATGGGAATTATGCTTTGCCCCATATAAAAAGGAACAGCAATGGACTTTTGCTCCTTGCCCAAGTAAGTCGCCAAGCAAGGTAGCAGAGTCCATCCCTCCTGATAATCCAATTACCACTTTCACCTCTGTGATTTTTTACGGTAATTTCCATTATCAAGCTTTTCCAGTTCAAATTTCTCCTTATTAACTCTATAAGGAATTTGTGTATCAATCGTTCTTCTCATTGACTTTTCATCCCTATCTGGGAATTGTTTTACCAGCAATTTATGGATTTCGTCTTTAGAGACTCCTTTTTTATCGGAGTCTGCTACACAAGAGACTATTGTAGAAATAACACCTGGATTCTTTTGTTTGGAGGATGTCTCCTTTTTTGGAGGTGCATCTTTTTTTGATGGTTGACTTTTCTTTTCTTGTTGGGAATTTTCTGGTTTTTTTGCTACGACCTTTTCCGGCAAATCACTATCCAATATATCAAGCATCACGTCTTGTAAATCCTTTACGTGTTCCTTTGTCTTATACTTGCTAAGCCTCCCTCTTATACTTTTGAACTCAGGATTACTTTTGGCAATATCTCTCAATTCCCTTAGTGACCCTGCTTCTTTAACCTGCTCATATAACCCATCCTCCTCCTTTGGCTCTTCCTCTCCCACCTCTGGCTCTTCGTCATCTACTTCTGGAGCTTCTTCAGGTTCAGTATCTTCTGGCTCTTCCTCTTCTTTCTCATCTTCACTTATCAACCCCAACGCTGTGAGGTTAGTAATTTGTTCTTCTTCTAGGTCAAGCCCGTCTATCGCCTCAGGCGTCATTAATGACTTGAGAACTTTGAAGTTCTCCAATTCGTCCCCTTCCTCCAGCAGCCTTGCAGCTTTGGTTATCTGCTGTATTAACTCCTCTTCAGACACGTTGGTTTTAACGGTTGGTTTTTCAAATAAAAGGTCATCTAATTCTTTGGCTAATTCGATTAATTGTTTCTTACTCATGATTTCTAATTTTTGATTAATATTATTAAGGTAAATTTACTATTTTATGTAATTGTAATGAGAAGATTATACGGTCAAGTATCTTATCATCTTTAAGGCGTGTTATGAAATCCTCCTTAGGGTGAAGTATAGCTTCTATAATTTTGTTCATGGTGTCTGCCGTTGCATTAACGGGACTGAAGATAAACTTTCCATGGTACCCCTTTCTAATAAATGTTCTCGCCATTGTCAAAGCATATCCTAAATCAAAATCATCTTTAATTACAAATTTAACAATTGATTTTGTTCGCACGAGGTTGCTTACAAATATCTCCGTTGGAAGCATTCTTAGTTCCTCGCCAGATGATGGGCATTTATAATCAACAACCCATTTGCAACCCCGCGCAATGTGCACCCATTCAATACTTCCATTCGTTTCTACCTGCACATTAAATTTTTGGGCAAGTAGTTCGTTTATTAGCAAAGGGGTCATTCCCTGCCTCAAGGGTTCTCCTCCGGTAATTAGTATATGTCGATTAGGAAGGTCAAGCACCACCTTTCTTATAATTTCACTAACTTCCATATCATAACCACCTTCAATATGATTGGCTTGAGGAGTGTCACAATA